TTGGTAACTTGACGAATGGATCTTCTAAGTCGAACTGGCCTAGAGAAAGAGTTGGTAAGCGTACGTTCTGTACAAAGTAGTTGGTACTGGGAGTACGTTCGAGAACAAACCTGAACCCAAGTGGAGATAGGTAGTTCGGATTGGTTGGTTGATTATCTGTCGCTGCCATACTGTCACCTGTTGACTAATTTATAAGAGCCTGTATAATTGCGCGTGTAGCCGCACCAATAAGACTTCTATACTATTTATCCAGACAAAAAAAAGGGCCTCACAAGGAGGCCCTTCAAAGTCGCCCTTACGGGTCTTTTTATTACATTAAGTTCTGTACTGCAACAAGGCGGTAGTATACGTTCTTGTTGTTGAAGCTGATTGTACCATTGCCGGCCGTAGAGCCTTCTGCGAATGGGTTAGCAACCATGCCGTAACGAGTCTTAAAGCCAATCTTAGGCTGGAAGGTGTCCTCGCCAACCGCACGAACCATTTGCAGCGGTACGTATGGGCAGTAGAAGATACCAGCATCAAAGGCACTTGAACCTTTGTAGCCAAGAGTGTAGTACTGGTTACCTGCAGCAGACTGGAAGTATGGATCGATGTATACTCGGATCCGTCCATTCAGTACACCAGCAAATGTATTACCAGTGTCATCTACGTTCAGGTTAACAGACAATGCAGGAGTGTAATCAAGAACACCGGCCATCTGAAGAGCAGAAGCTACGTCAGAAGAACAGATCATGATGTTACCCTTGCCGCGACGAGTTTGCTTGGCAATTTCGTTAGCGTCACGCTCGATCTGGAAGATCAAACCTTTGAATCGCTCTACTGACCAACGGCCGTTAGAGTCAACGTCAAGGTTAAATGTTCCGGCGCTTGCTACGTTCTGTTGAGCACCAGCTGAAGCTGTGTAGTTAATAGTACGTACAACTTCACGGTTGATTTCAGCGAGGATCTCAGCCGACAAGATGTTTGAAAGCTCAGTCTCAGCGTCGAGGCCGTGGATTGCTTTCAGGTCTTGTGCCAGTTCCATTGTGTACTCAGCTTTCAGAGCACGTGAAACAGCTGTAACGGCTACTTTCTCAATTGAGAATGCCATCTCGTTGAATCGGTTGTCAGCAGCGTCACCCAGAGCTTCAGCTGAAGTTGTTGGCATACCAGTCTCGACCGAGTAAGTGTTACCTACTGCTCGAGCTGTTGGATCAGTACCAGCCTGACCTGTACCTGGGTTACCTTCGCCATCGATAACAGCTTTAGAAGCAGTGTTACCTGAAGCAGAAGCACTGAACGAAGAATCAGCTTCGTTAAACAGAGCCTCAGTACCAGCTTGGCCAGAGTAACGTGCACGCATTGCAAAGATCAGTCCAGTAGGACCAGTCATTGGCTGTACGCCACATACGTCATAGGCAATCAAGTTTGGCATAGATCGTCGTACCAATGAAATCAGTACTGGATCAAAAAGGTCTACGTTACCAGCAGGTGAAGTAGCAGGTGCAGAAGAACCGCCCATTGCGTTAGTAGGAGAAGCTTCTCCCAACAACGAAGGCATTTGGTATCCACCGGAACCCATTGCTGACTCACGAGCTGATCGCTCTTGGTTTTCTAGAAGTTGTGCAGTTACAGCGCGACGATGATTATCTTTGATATCACCAAGATCGTTATGATCCAACACTGGCTGCCACTTCTCGATAAGTTGTTCAGATAACATGATAGTCTCCTCTAATCTATCTAAAGTTATTTATAATATTACTTCTTTATGGATCTTGAAATGGCATTTACATAACCAGCCATCTCGGACGGAATAGTCTTCTCAGACGCTTCCTCCAAGAGAGGCTCATCGTCATCCAACTGATATGATGATGTTACATCTTCGCCCTTACCAAAGTAACTCTCTCTAACAATGTTTAATTTGTTAGTGAAAGACTCTTCGTCACTAAAATCAATTCCTTCTGCTAAGGTTTCAAATTTAGCTTTTTGAGTATCTGTCAGGCCATTGCTTACAGACTCAACCATTTGACCACGATCGTATTGTGCAACAACACCACGCAGCTCAACGTTCTTTTCGATTTGCTCGTTCAACTTAGACTCGAGTTCTTCGGTCTTAGCAGCAAGCTCTTCTACTACATCTACTTTCTCATCTGGAATCTCGACGTAGTGATCTTCGAACAATCCTTTCAGACCCTTCAAGAAATCTTCAACCATCTCAGCCTTGAGACCTTGCTCTACAGCTAAGCGATTCTCTTCCATCCACTGCTCAACAACATAGTCGAGGTACTGGTCGAGATTCTCGGTCATTTCTTTACGTACGTTTTCCACTTCTTCAGAAAGCTCTGCTTCGAAGTTAGTAGAGATCTTTTCGAGCTGCTCGTTTACTTTAGCTACGACAGCTGTCTCAAAGATGGTTGTTGCCTTATCTTTGAAGCCTTCGGTAAGATCATCTGCACCTTCGAACATAGCAGATACGTCTTCCGCGACGGAAACATCTTCTGCAGTAATCTTTGGAAGGTCGCGAGCACTATGGACTTCATCGATAGCGTCTTCCTGGAAATCGACATCTTCCATTTTCATACCAGACATCATCTTGCCATATCCAGCTTTGAGTTGCTTAGTCGGCATGTTGTTCATTGCCGTAAGCATGGAATTAATCATACCAGCCTTAGTACCGGGGACCTTGACAGCAGTAGGAGAATCTTGTGGATCGTCCTCTACTTTCTTATCGCCCTTACGTGGCTTGGCTTTTACTGATGTAGGCTCAGGTACTTCAGAAGGATCACCCATTGACGCTTTAAACTCGTCAAGCTGCTCTTCCGTCTCCTGGAGTTCTACTTCTTGAATATCTTGATCAGACATTTTAAGACTCCTTTATGGTCTAATGTTATTTATAAAAATTATAGCTTGGACAGAAAATTAGTCCAAACTTGCAGCTTGGTTTCCGTCAAATCTTTGGAGGGGGCTTCTTCGATCTGTTCCTTATAATCATTGATAGTAGCTTCACGAATAATACCGTTGTCCCAGATCCATTCCTTTCCTTCCATAATACCCTCTACAAAAGCATCGGGTGCGGATGGATCAGCCACGATATCTGCAGCTGTGGCAAGATAGAAATCATTTTGCACTTCCGCAAGACCGCCTTTGTTTTTCAGCGAACCCATTCCACGAGATGAAACACCCAAGCTGGCTCCTTCATCCATTAAGTTTTTCACAATCCGACCCATAGGAGTCTCTGTCATAATCTTAGCCTTACCAATGAAATTGTCGCCTTCTCTGGTAAGTTCTTTGATCATATGGCTCACGCGATCCAAGTTAATCGTAGGACTAGTTGGATGGCCAAGCTCACCATATGCTCGGTTCTTATCTACGTTTTCTGAAACATAACGCTTTACTTCTTTATCAAGCACCTCGGCTGGATACATCCGACCGTTGCGGTTCTTAATATTGGCTTGCATGAAAGGCCCTTTGATATAGTAGTCTTTACTACCATCTTCTTTGGCCTCAGCAATGTATTCGATAGATTCGTTGATCTCTGTGATCAGCTTCATGCTCATTCTCCGGATACCTTATGCAGCTTAACAACAATGTAACCAGTACCACCACTCAAAGTAACATTGCAGTTAGCGGCCAACTGATTGTTGGTTTCCTCTAAGCGCATCCCGCTACTCTGATAATCATGATGGCCAGATCCAGCTAAAACAGCTACGGTGTCACTACCGCGAGTAACTGTCCACTTCTGTGAAGCATCAACAGACCAAAGGATCTCGTTAATTGCCATTGAGTTGACGGTCTCTCCAGCAGTAGCTACAGTAACTAGATTAACAGTTTCCGTACCCGTAGCTCTGAGAACTACGTATCCACCTGGCTTATTTTGATTTGTTGTAATAGGCATTGTATTTCCTTACGCGTTCTGCATAGCGAAGTCGAGCATCGACATAAACGACGTCTCTCCCTTTTCCAACGAATCTCTAAACTTTTTAGCATTAGCTGGCTTGAGAGCATCGTGCACGGATAGTAATTTGTTAGCCGTAGTCATATCAACCTTTAAAGTCTTTTTGTTTTTAAACTTTACTGGCATCGCTTGCTTACGGCTTTTAATCTTTTTTAGAGTATCGACGACCCCTTCGTCAAGCGTCTGTCGAAAGTCGCTAAAAGAAACGCTTTCTTTAATCTTGGAAGAACCTTGCATCACAGGAGTCTTCTCACCAGCGCGCCCATATTGCTTAGGCTCGTTGTAAGCTGAACCACCTGGGTTGTTCTCGGAAGATCCTTGCTTCATAGGCTGGCTCTCGCCATCGGCATGCTTAATGCCACCGATATGCTTGTCTGGCTCACCCATTGGTAAGCGGTCATTGCCTGATACGTCACCAGTGAACTGATGATCCAATGCATGAGGATGACCAATCTTAGTTACGTTGTGCATGTTGGCAAAGTCTTCTTCACCCTTGGAACGAGGCTTATACTTCTTTACCTCATCGTCTGCTTCCTTGTTTGGCTGATAGTCTTGTGCAGGACTATCTTCAAACAGGTCTTTAAACTTCTTCATCAGAAGTCTCCTCTGATTGCTCTAGATCAATATCGTCTGTTGATTGAGCGTCCGCAAAGATAGATTGACCGACAGCGTACTTTTCGTTATCGATTCTACCTTTAAGACGATCCATCAAAAGGTCACTCACTGAAGAGCTAAATTGATCGTACTGACCTTGAGACAGCTGATCGATAGCGTCTTTAACTTCTGACATAATAATCTCCTAATGTATTATTTATAATTTAAATCAAATGCGGTATTTTTACGGTGAACCGCTAGAATCTACATCACCTAAAGTAATCATATCTCCGCTAGTAGTTATCCTTGCAACATCAGTGCCACCATGTACAAATCTTAGGTCGGCTGCATCAAGTT